GAGAGAAGCGAGCGCCTTTTGTGTTTGTGTGAGAAGCATGTTTTGTGGTGTACTGGAAAGTGCCGTGCGTTCATCAGTATCGAGGTGGAGAAATTGAGCGTACACTTCGAGGTCTCCGACAATATTGTCATTATTAGCCCATGTAATTCTCAATTCAACATCGTGGTATTGAAGTGCAATCAATGGGATCGCGGATTGGACATTTTCACAAAACGAGAATCTGAGTGGGTAGAATTTTTCCGACGAGTATTGAGCTCTCGAGTACGTTTGGTTCATAACCGTTGGTGCGAGAGCTGTAGAGAAATCGTAATCTTGTTCGTCGATGACTTGACCACCGATCAAAAGTTCAACTTTGGAGACGTTTTCGTTCCAATTGGTAACATCACCCCCTCTATTAGCGATATAGACGTAACCGAGCATATCACCTTTTCTTTCAATTCGAACAGTTGACATACCAGCTTTGGCTGGGTTGCCCTGGATAGTTTGTCTTTCGACAGTTTGGGCGAAGTTTGTGTGACGTTTGTAGTTGGACCTGAAAAAAGAAACTTCAGGTTGACCTACGAGATGCGCATCTTGCGCACCGATTGCAACGAGTTGGGCAATACCTCCAGACATATTTTATATTATACCAAGGTTTTTTATTTTTAAGCCTGTGTATAATATGAAAGATTTATAAAAAAAGAATTTAAGCTGCTGTAAATGAGATCGCGTTCATGTATATTTTTTCCGCACCTGATGCACCTATCTTTGATACGGTCAAAAGAGCATGACCATTCTGGTCTATAGAAACATCGGACGTAAACGCTATAAAATCTATACCAGTTGTTATCGTTTTTAAGACTTTTCTATTTGCCCCTGTGGCTAAGAGCGGTACAACAACTTGACCTCCGCTTGGTAAATTTGATATATCAAGTATAGCAACGTCCGCGTCTATCGACGTGAGTGGAGCTGTACCGTAACTCTTATTCTGTGCGTCTATCGTAAGCGTCCCTGACCCCGTTGTAAATGACGAAGTAATTTGTGTATTTGTAAGTTGGAGGTTTTGAGAATATACGTTACCACCCGTGTGTACGTCTTTGCCTATTTTAATGTTATTAGTCGTAACAAATGCGTTACCCGTAGCTGTAAACTGGATAACATTTGAAGTTACATTTGCACCCGCGCCTGCACTCGCGACATCGTCTAAATTGAATGGTGATGCAGCGACATGTAAAGCGCCTATTGTAATGTTATCCGCTGATACGTTCCCGGAAACTGTGAGTACATTCGATTCGTACGTGTTTATCGTAAGGTTAGCGGCTGCGACTGATGGACCTATAGAAACGTTTGCATTGTACTCGTGAATATTATCGAGTGTCGAACCACCTTGTCCCCCTGAATCGTAAATCTCACCGGTCGTTGTATTGAACGATAAAACGTTATTCGAAGGTGCCGCGTAAGATGGGTCGAGTTTTACTGCATTCGTTACTTTCAAAGATGCTACTGAACCTGCAGACGATTTAAGCAAAACATCATCATAAAAAGAGACTGCTTTTGCACTGTCGAGCTCGATATCACCCGCGGACGCTAAACCTGTGGTCGTGTTATTAAACGCGACTGTATGTGTTGTTGTTGCACCCCCGTCTGTAATAGCCTGTAAAGTGGAAGAAACATCGTCCCATGCTACTCCGGTATTATCGCTTCTAAGGAATTTTTTACTTGTTGTTGTATGAGGAGAAAGTTTAGTCAAAACATCTCCAGACGATGGACCTAATAACAGTTCGTTTTCTGCTACGGAAGTTTGACCCGTACCACCTTTCTGCATTGTAACTTGTGAACTCAAATTAAGGGGGTTGAGTACTGTGAGCCCTGTCGTTACACCCGTACCACCACGTGCAGTAGCAACTTGACCATAATTAGTAGCCTCACCTAAATTTAAGGTTGTTATATTCGAACCATCACCCGAGAAGTTCCCTCCCGCGAAGTAACTGGAATTAACCGTGTGAGCACTTATAGTACTAGATGATGCATCTATTACAGTTCCCGTACCGGTCAACTTTAAATTATCGGCGGTTACTTTACCCGTCGTCGTGACGTTACCGGATAAGACGTTACCCCAAACGTTTGCCGTGATGTATCCATCAGTCGTTGACATAGTTGGTGTAACCGTATCACTTTCGGATTTACTTGTTGTATAAGCGATGGTATATTCCTTACCTATTGTCTGACCCAAAAAACCTGCAAATACGTTTGCGGTTGGTCTTGACATGTGTTGCCCCATATCCTTTGCGTCTACGGCATTTCCGTGTGCGACTGCAAATATTTTATCGGTAATGTAGTGATCGTTTGAGTGTTGCGACGTAACATTACCTTGGACAGTTAAGTTTCCGGAAATGACTACGTTTGAACTAATAGATGTAATTTCACTAGTTGCGTCATATTCAATTTTACTCTCATCAAGAACGCCAGACGTGTTCACGTACGGTATACTTTTATTAGTTAAGCCTCCAGTACCCGTACCACCTCGAGCCATAGGAACTATACCAGTATTAGTACCCTGATCCAAATCTAAGTGAGTTATACTCGAACCGTTTCCGTTAAATGATCCTTGAAAAGTCGATGCATGAATTTCACCATTTGGTACATTTAATACATTTCCCGTACCGTTTAATGCAACTTGTGCATCCGTTACTTCTAGAGCTACACCCGAAGCTTTATTTAATGTCATAACTGCATTGGAAACGTTAGATACACCTGTTTGTGATTCAAGTACTTCGTCTAACGTAAGTGGAACATCTGACCATATGGGTGCCGTTTTAGTAGGGTTTAATCGGAGAAATTGACCTGCAGTTGCCGACGATACACCTAATGTGCTAATTGTATCATGCGCAGATGCGTATGGTATATCACCTGTTGTATATGTATCACCAATACCTGTACCACCTCTTGCGACATCGAGAACACCCGTAGTTATATTACCCGTACCTATATCTGTTACAGAACTACCATCACCTGATATACTTGATGCAGTAATTGTAGATGCCGATATGGCATTGGATCCTTTTATTTCGCCGTAGAGACCTGCCTCTGCACTAACTTTATTTGCTTCTACGACATTAGACCCTAGTATATCACCATACATTGATAGTGTACTAACTCTATTTGCTGATACGACATTAGACCCTTTTATTTCACCATATATACCTGTTGTTGCAATAAGGTCATCGGTCACTATGTCAGTACCTTGTATATCTGTTGCACTAATATCAGTTGCTGTTATATTTGTTGCTGATATGGTATTAGATCCTAATACGTGACCATATAGACCTGTAGACGCACTTGTATTTACACTTGTAATGTTACTTGCCGTAATTAAATTAGACCCATTTATGTTACCAAATATATAGTCATCGACAACTATATTACTGTACGCTTTTAACGATGTTGTTGGGTGAGTAAGATCGAGTGTGTTCGTTGTTATACTCGCTTTATCGGTGACAATTTGTAAATTGAGATTTGATAAGAGACCACCATCACCGTGATAATATTGTGCGTTTATATTCCCGGTTGTTTCTAAGGCGTATTTTGAGTTGGTAGGTACATTCATAACGGTTTGACCATCTGCACCTAACGTAAATAAATTCTGTGGGTTTGTATTTGCGATTGCGACGTGAGACGTTGCTTGTATATCTCCCGTGTGTATAATACCAGATACTTGAATTTTATTTGTATTATCTTTATCGATAACGACCGCGTCTCCCGCAGTCGATAACCTATTTGTTTTTGTATTACCTACAATTCGGAGATCATCGGTATCACCCACTGCTCCTTTAATAAAAACCTTATCGGCTACAGATAAAGCGTGTGTAGGGAGTGTATTTGCAATACCTACGTTAGACGATGTAACGAAAGATGTCGTTGGGTGATTAAATTCAACTACATTTGCTGTAGTATTACCTACAGTAGTTGCATTTTGTAAAGTAATACCACCTAACAAATCTGTAGCTACACCTGAATCTACAAGTTCTGCTGTTTGTGCGTGGTATGCGAAAAAGTTTGCGCCTGCTAATTCTGCGACCCGTAAAGGTGTCATATAAACTGAACCTGGTGTTGACGCCGCTATGGGTGCATCTGACGCATTTATCACGATAGTGTTTTCGGCCTGATTATCATTAGCGTGTTTACCAAACCGGATTTTGGTAGACCGCTCGATGGTAGGTATATTTTTAACCATTTAATATAAGTAAGTATTTTTAATTGGCGTACGTCAAACCCGCCATACCATTTTCGATTCTGAGAATGTTGTAATTTACGGCGTATATTGGATCGTTTATAATCATATTTTGACTATGTATCTTTGCAGAGTCTAAACGACTAAAATTGAGCGTTCCTGTCGGTTGGAGTGAGCTCGTCGAAAGACAAAAGCAGTATAAAAAGAAATCGGGCGACGTTACGAATTGTGTGTGGTAATAGTTTTGAATTTCCATAAAATGTGGTTTCCCCCACTTATAATTACCTATATCGAGACCGTTTATCTCAATTTTTATTTTATTACTCGCGGATGTTAACGCACCTTCTGTTGATGTATCGGAACATGCGAGG